GCAATATGATGAAAGAGTGGATGATAGCGACAGCGACAATACTATTTGATGATAGTAAAAATGATTTAAGAGCGTTACCTAAAACGGTGCGTTTACAATTACTGACTACATTATCATTTGTCTGGTCAACAGCATTTACTTTATATGTTTACGGTCAAATATATGCTCATATATGGACAAGTTTAGTTATTGGTCATATTGCAATTATAATGGCCACATATTACACATTTAAACAATTTCATAATGTAAGACAAAACAGATACAAATTTGGCACATATCATAGTTATGGTAGAGGCAGAGATTATGTTATATACAGAGATAAACATGGTAATGCTTACAAAGTAAAATTACCAGAAAATGACCCAGGTGGTGAACATGAATAAATTAAAATGGATGATACTAGATAATTTACCAAGTATTTTTGTAATACTTGTATTTACTTTTGGTATTGTTATGGCGTGGAATAATGTATGAGTGAACAACCACAATTATTTGAAACTGAAGACCAATATGGTAATGATATAATTCAAGGTTCTAAATTAATAAAAAAACCATTAACAACAAAACAGGCAATGATTGACCCTAAAAATCCTAGCACCGTAGGTTCGAGTGCATGGAATCTAGGTAATCATACGCTGGCCATTTGTTTTATACTTTGTATAATATTCGTGGTCTATGCCTCGTATAAATAGGAATATGAATTGAAGGAGAAATTATGGCAGAGCAACAACAAAGAAATCCAAATCTAATGAATCCAAAAGCAATGGCAGCTGTGGCCGGCACAAGAGGTGCAGGTGAACAAGTAGTATTGTTTT